CAAGTTGGTAAATCTAAGGTTAATAAATTCTGCAACATAGGTAGGTTTGATATAGATATCCACAACCATTTGGTTTCTTGAAACAATATCTGGAGTATTGTTGGTTTCGTTACAAACTACCATAAAGTCTTGAATACCTCTATCTGATTTAACAGTTTCAAGGTATGGGTTCATAATTGAAACGACCTTATTTCGTGTGAATACATCGTTAAACTCAAATACCTGATATTTTGACATTTTAGCAAGTGCTCTTTCAATTGTATTGAACAGGCCTCTTACATTAACTCGGTCAAAACTTGAACTCTTATCAAGCATTGTCTTTTGTCCCCAAAGAACTGTACCTTGTCCTGGGAAGTTTACAATACTGTTAATACCAGAATTGTAAAGGGTTCCGATTTGCTCACGATTTGGAGAGAAAGCAAGTTTTTGAACATTCTTGATTTGTCCACGATTTAAACCTGCACTTGCCCACCAAGAAGCATAATTTTCAGTTGATTGAGCACGTAAACCAGCAACGTCACCAGCAACATTTACCCAACGGTATGTGTCCTTATAACGGTCATACTGATACTTATAGTTAGCAACTAAAGAGCACCACATTGTGTTATAATTAATTGAATTTCTATAATTTACAATGTTTGCAGTTGCATCAGCAGTACGTTTTGAAACTGCAAGAATGGTTCCGTTGTACTCGTATGGAATACCGATAAAGGCAATGCAGTCTTCACGCTTTTCAGCAAGTTTCTTAGCACTTAAACCATTATCAAGCTCGTTAGCGATAATGATGTCAATATCAATGAGGTCTTTGTTATCAAAGATTTCATAAGCATCCAATAAGTCGTCTTCTTGAACTAATGAGTCTGAAGCACAAACAAAATTAATCAGTTTTCCGTGATAATTACCATCAACATCAGCAACTAAGGTATAACTTTCAATATTTGGAACAACCTTACGCTGTGAACCAATAATATCGCCTGTGTCATCATAGGTTTCAACATCTACTTCCTTTGTTGCAGGAGTTGAGGTGTTGCACTTAACATAAACACAATTTGAGCGCCTATTAATAATGTTTTCGATAAATAGAGAATTATTGAAACTGTCAACTTCATCTGGATCCAAAGAGCAAAGATAAGTTTCTTTCATTTCCTTTGCTACGTTGTCAAAGATGAACACAGCAATTTGAGCACTATTATCCTGAGGTGCGTACTCAAAATAAGAATCAACAGATAAACCTTCGTTAGCGAATTTTATACAATGATTTCCTGTGTGCTGTTTGTCATTTGAAGCAAAATCACTTGGAACAGCAATAGAAATTGTATATAAACTATCTGATACACCAGGTGTCTTTGAAATGAACTTTAACTTTGATTTTGTTGTACCAAATGCTACGGAATTCTTTTTGTAGTCCCAATCATTTGCATTTAAAATCTTTTTGTTTGTACCAAAAAGAATAGCACCATCTAAAATTTCTGGATTTAACTTAATTAAAGAATTAACCTCGGTTCTTGTTTCGTCATCTAAAATCTTTGATGATTGCTGAACACTTGGTGAACCGTCAAGATGTGATGGAACACTAAACGGAATGTTATAAGCAGTTGTATAGCGCTTTGTTGTTAAAACACCGTCTTCATAATCTTGATACTTCTTTGAGTCAACTTTCCAAGTTACAACGCAATTTGTTGAGTTTCCTTTTTCTAATGCTTCTGCTGAACCATTGTGATGAATTGCGATAAGATAACAATTTTTGCCAGAGAACCAAGTTGAAATACTTTCGGTTTCCTGTGCTTGTGGTGGTAATGTTAACTTTCTGTCAATATAAACAGCAGTATAATCGATACCAGTCTCCTGATAGTCTTCAGTCTTGGTAACATAATACTTGTCTGTCTTTGACTCGTCAATAGCATTTATGGCATTATCAGAAAAACCGATAATATCGCCAGCGTGAATACGATTTGTTTTTGTAACAATGATTGCTTCTTTTGTAATTTCACCTTCACCAAATTCAGACTCGCCGTATGCTTGTGTGCCGTAACCTAAAGAGGTTGATTTTACAAAAGTTGTTTTAAGATTTGTTGGACAACCGTTAATGTTTACAGCACGTGAAATTAAAAGATTGTTTCCGTACTGTAAAAAATTATAACATTGGTACCAATCATTATAGTTCTCATTTGTTGGTTTACCGTAGAACTCTACCAAATCATCTACACTTGTGATTTGGGTGTGAACACCGGCAGGACCCTTTGAGAAGTTTCCTCCGAATACTGTAACAGAAGAAGAAACACTTGGAACAATTTCCGAAGAGTCAATTTCTGTCACATATACACCAGGAGATGACATTTGAATAGCCATTATTTTTTAACTCCTTTTTATATATAAAATATAATGTATTTATACGTTTTTAATAAAAAATTAGAAAATAAAGCGTGATAAATCTATGGTATGACCTTTAGGACATTTTTCAGGAACATCTTCACTTTTAAAAACTAAATGGCAGATAGGACAAATTGCTGTGTGGGTACTTTGATTATATCTAAAAAATGTAGCAAGTTTTCTAATGTTTTCTTTTGATGGTTTTATTTCTTTAGCAAATTTATTGTAAATTATTCTATGGGTACCTCTACCATTTCCTTTATAAACTGTTTCTGCACCTAACAATGGCGGTACATATTCTTTTAAATATTTAAACTTCATTAAAACTCCTGGGAACTTAACACTTTTGGTTATCCCAAATTTTTTAAATCTCCATTATATATTATTTATAAAAATTTCTTTAATTTTATAATCCTCAGGAATATATGAACTCTGTAACCGATGTTTGTACTGATTATAGAAAATTCCTGATGGTTTTCTTACACCAAAACTATCAACAATATCAAAGATATTAGCACTTTCTTTGGAATTGTGCTTTCTCATCAATCTGCCAAGACTTTGTGAAATGGTAACAAATGACTTCATCGGACTTGCAAGAATTAACGAATGTAAATTTTTAATGCTTACGCCAGTGGACATACAGGAATAATTTGCAACCATAATGACACCTGTGTTTTCTTCCATAAATTGACGCTGTTCTTCACGAATTTTTCCACTTATGGAACCGTTCATAAAAAGCACTTTATTGGCTTTTTGATATTCCCAGTCGTATGCTTTTGATACGTCTAAACCAAGACTCTCAAAAATGCTTTCACCGTGTTCTGTGTGCTGATATAACACTAAGACATTTTTACTTTTTGAAATTTCGGATTTTGCAATTTTGGTAATGACATTCATTCTATTTTCATTTTCCTTAATAAATTGCAACTGTTTTAAGTAAGCATCCCTTGGAATATCCATAAACAAATTTCGGTGCTCTTGTGTGTAACATAAAACAACGGCATTGATGTTTATAGGGGTTCCTAAACCTCGTTCAATAAGTTCTGATGGAGTTATGATTGTTTCGGGTTTTCCTATAAGTCCCAAGATAGTCATTTTCTCTTCTTGGCCTTCTGGCAATGTTCCAGTAAAACCAAGTTTAATTTTAGTGTTAATGGATTTAAGCATTATATCATTTAACACGGATCCAGAAAGTTTTTGACATTCGTCCACGAGCATAAAATCAAAGTCCAACTCCTTTACATTGAACTTCATCAATGATTGCCAGGTTGTGATTGTCAAGCAGGTCTTAAAATCTGATTTGTTTCCGTTTCCTAATAACTGAACTTCGTTCAATAATTCAGCTAAACCGTAACTTTCAATATCCGATTTAAACTGTGTTAAAAGATTGATATTTGGAACGATTAAAACACCTCTCTTTTTTGCTCGTCTAAAGTATTCAAGAATTAAGGAAATGCTTAAACTTTTTCCTGAGCTTGTTGATGAAATAAATGCTTTTTTATTATTCATCAAAGCAATTTTAATCATTCTTTTTTGGTAATCATACGGTTCAAAAGGCAATTTAACTGATTTCAAAAAATCATCAACCTCATTTTCCGAAACACCTGATAGTTCATTATCTTCCTCAATTCCAAACCCTTTGAGCAAAAACTTATGACCATTTTCAATCAGTAACTTGCCATCAACCAAAGATGTGAAATATGTATAGGCATCCCTAAAACCTAACTTAATAAGTCTGTCATACTTTGCGTTTGCCTTTTCAACCCTAAGGAACATCGCAATTTTTTCAAGTATTTCTTTTGGTGCCTCTATGAGTGAGTAACTTTCATTAATTTTCTGTACAAACATAATCCGAAAACTCTAAAATATTTTCATCTATTGTATATTTTTTTAACATTCCAACTGTTTGTAATTTATATCCACAACCCAATAAAATTATTTTTAATTTTTTATTGTCATTGACGGCACTTGGAATATAACTCTCTAGCAATGGACTATCAAAATCTAAAACTGTATTCCAAAATTTCAAATCTTCAGAACTTACATTTAGATTTTTTGAAATGATTGATTGTATATCAATTTTTGATAATTCTTTATTATATAAACTTTTAATAATTTTATACTTATATATTTTATCAAAAAAATTGTTGTCGTTTATTGCAACTTTTAAAATTCTTGATTTAATCTCGTTTGGAACATCAGGTTTAAGTTTTGTTTCTAAGTCTGCGAGCGCTTCAAAAAGACCTTGCTTTTTAAAATCTGTTATGCAGTTCCTATCTAAATGTGATAAACTTAAATATTCCTCAAGGCAATCCAACTTAAATCGGTCCTCTGAATTTTTATAAGCGTGAATATAAGGTAATAATACATTCACACCATAACTTTGAGAAATTATTTCTGGCATTTCAGCAAATTGATATGATAACAAAAACATAAAAGCGTTCTTATGATTTGTCTCAAGAACATTTCGGAACACATCAACACCAATTGCTTTCTTTCCGAGTTTTGATAACTTAACTTCCCCGTAGTCATTGAGTTCAAAAATATAATTGTGCTCGGCAAATTTACCAAGATTTTGTAAATAATCGTCTTTAATTTCTTTATATGTAGTCTTTAAATATTGTGTTTTATTTTTTACGTATAAATGGATTTCTTTTGCTTTTCTAGTACGTTTAATCATCTGCAATGAGGAAACCACATCACAGGAAGAACTTCCATCATAGTGAAAATGGATTCCAATATCGTTGAGATTTGAAACACCAACGGTTAATGTAGGTGAATAAATCAGTACATCATATTCCGGTTCTTCCTGTTTCTGAAAAATCTTATAAATGACATTCTTTGTCATTTGAGGAGTTTCAGCAGTTAAGGTTATCACGTTTAAACCGTGCTTTGATAATAACATTTTCAATGCGTGAATAGCACTTAAAGAGGTGCTTGAAATTGTCACCTTGTGTTTCTTTGTGTGAATTAAAATACTCTGAATAAAGCAATTATAATCAATGTAAGAATATAATTTACAGGTATCTCTGAAAGAATTATCAAGCATCCAAAGATTATTTTTTTGTGTCAAAAAATTGTTTTCATAACCTGTCAAAAAGGCGTCAGCAATAACAAGTTTTTTGTTAAAACACGCAAAAAATTTAGCAAGATTTGTAGCAGAATTGTTTATGGAATTTCTACTATGTAATAACAGAGATATGAACTCATCTAAAATTACCAAATCAAAATTTTTAATTTGATATTTCCACAAACTGTCATACTGTACAATAATGCTGTCGTTTAATTTGTATTTGTCTTTGTTATATAATTTAAGGTTATATTTGTTTGCAAAATCAACAGCAACCGAAATTCTGTTTGTGCAAATAAGCACTCTCATATCCTGTTCGTGAGCGTCCTTAATTATTTCTGAAATTATTTCGGACTTTCCGGTTCCCATTGGTGACTTAATAGCATATAAACCATCCTTTTGATTTAAAAAGGAAGTTATAGAATTTTTAATTTCAGGAGTTACTTTTAAAAAGTGCTCATTAACGTTTACAACTTGAGTATTAATATTGAAATTTAATAACTTATCTGTGTAATTTATATCCTTCTTAAACAATTCCTTATATTCAGGAAGTTTTGTGATTTCATTAAATAAGTTTAGTGATTTCTGTTCATTGTAATGGTGCATTGTGTATGGACTATCACGGAACCAAAAATAACCTCCAGGGGTTTTTGTTTCAGAAGGGTGCTTAAACAGAATACAGTCGCCATTGCTTTTGATTGCCTTAAAACCCATTTGAGTGAAAACTTGTAAACATAATTGATCAATGGTTCTGGCGTTTTCAATCTTTAAATCCTCAGGAATTTTATAATTTCCATTGATGATTTCCGTGAGTTCTTTTGACTTATATGCAGGTCTGTAAACAAACTTATAAGGGTTTCCTTTTCCTTCAAGCAAAACGTTAAACTTATTCATTGGAGCATTTAACGAAGGAAGTCGTGTTACAGCAGTATCTAATTCTCCGTATTCCTTTAGGTCTTCCGAAATCTGCTCAACAAGAATTTTTAGGTTGTCAATTTTAATTGGTTCCACACATAAAATGCCTTTAAGATTGAAGTTATCAATTCCGTTGGCACTTCTTGAGTCTCCTAAAATACACTTGTAATTTTTGAAATATTTTAAAATGGCACCTCTGTTTTCAGCAGTCTTTACTTTGTCTATATCTAAGATAAAATATTCAAATGTTTCAGGATAATATTTTGCTAGTGATGTCTTTCGTCTGTATGCTCTTAGATCTTGAGTTAAAGGTAAGTTTAAAATAAAGTTATTGGATAACATACGGAACATATCCGATAACTTTTCTACTTCAACTGTTCTGAAGTCAAAGGTATTATCACCATAAGGAGATATTGGTGATTTACCATTTGTAGGTTTACTATTGAATACTGTTACTTTCATATTCTTATTATACTACAAATTAATGAACTTTTGAATTAAAATGTGTTATTAATTTATCAAATGTATCAAGAATATATTTTAAGTTGTCACTTGCTTTGATGGATTTGAGAGGATATTGCTCTTTTTCGTATCTAACATAACAATTGGTCTTTCTTGTGGTATCGTTATATGTTATTAACAATTGCAGTTCAGCGTCAATAGTAGGTTCCTTCATTGTCTTGAAACAATAACCGTAACTTGTCTGAATTATCCAAATATCAAACTTCTTTCCTCTTAGATACCTGTTTGTATAGCAATCTCCATTTATTCCACTTTCTTCAAATGCAAGTTCAATTCCATCAACTGAAATCTTATCTTCCTCGGTACTAAGCAACTTTGTCATTTTGTCAAAAACGCTAATTAATGTTTTAAATTTCTTCATTTTAGGCTCCTGTTCCAAACATATACAGCGGTATTGTGTTCTAACATTTTATTTAATTCTAACATATTTTTGTCAATAATTCAAATTATTGTATAATATATTAAACAATTTTTTTGAGTGCAATATTGAAGTGTTTTTATATATATAATTAAAACATTTTAAAAGTGCAATATTGAAG